ATTGTAAATAAAAATGGTGAAGTTCGAACTCCCAATCAAGATAATGAAACTAACCTTGATATCATCCAAAACTTCCCAGTAGGAAAAAATGTTATATCCCAATTAGTTAATGCTACCTCAGCTAATACTCAACTTTCAGGGGAGTTAAATGTAACGGGAGTAGGTACTATTCGTAATATACTTTACAGTCAAACAGGTATTACTCCTTTAAGTTATTCTACTTCTTCAGTAGTATTTATAGGAAGTGATGGAACCCCTGTAAGTTCTTCAGATTATGTTCCTAACATTTTAGGAAGTATGATTTCTTCCTCTACAATTCCTATTTCAGCAAATACTCTTACATCTATAGATACTTACGGAACATTACTTTATTCTAGCACATTTAACAGTGGAAGTAATTTTAATATAACTGATGGGAATCTTTATCTTTCTGCTTCTGATTTTAATCATTTACAATATGCTACAGTTAATGTAAGTTACCTTATAAATAATGTTGATACTAAAACAGGTCAAGTAACTGTAACATTAAGGGCAAATGGAACGGCATGGGCTAATGATGTGTTTAGTATAGTTGCAGGGACGGGGATAAATAGAAATTTTAACCAAAATTTTTTTCAAGGTAATGTACAAACTGATAGAACCCTAGATGTTACTGTATCAAGTACTATGAATATTGAAGTTGATAGTATACAATTATCTGTTACAACCACATCACCCCCCCCACCAGCTGATATTCCAGCAGGGAATTTTTGGAGTACAGGAAGTGGGAATTGGGTAACGGGTTCTACTTATTTATCTATAAATTATGGGAATTTACAAGATACTTCTAATTTTGGGGAAGCGACCAAAACTTTTGGATTAGATCCAATACAAAATATATTTGAAATAAAAAAAGGAGACCAAATTAGATTTGGTTATAATCCTTTTAATACTTATACTATTTATGATGTTATCACTCCTTCTGAAGCTAATGATGGTTTAGTTAAATTTAACTTAAATCAACAACTCCCTTCTAATTTATCTTCATTATTAGATAATTTTGTTTTATATAGAATAGATACAAATGATCCAAAATATATAATACTAAATATTAATAAAACTTCAGTTATAGGAGACCCAGAAAATCCTTTAAAGGGGTACATATATCCTAAATACCAAAGTAAAGAATTAAAACAAAATATTAAATTTATTCAACAAGAAGTAAGTCAACTTTTATAAAATAAAAATATCATATATTTATTACATATAATTATAAAACAATGGGATACTTAAACAATTCAGTAGTAACAGTAGATGCTATTTTAACTACAAAAGGTAGAGAACTTTTAGCACGTGGTGATGGTTCTTTTAAAATTACCCAATTTGCCCTTTCAGATGATGAAATTGATTATACTTTATATAATCCAACCCATCCTTCAGGAAGTGCCTTTTATGGTCAAGCATTAGAAAATATGCCTTTATTAGAAGCATTCCCTGAAACTACTCAAAACCTAAGATATAAATTAGTAACTTTACCTAGAGGTACAGCTAAAATGCCTGTATTGGATATAGGAGTAGCAAGTATTAGTTTAAAACAAGGAGCTGCTTATGCTATTACTCCTCAAACTTTAAATTATTTAGGAGCTAACCAAGTATTTGAATCTAATGGTTATACTGCTACTATTGCTGATGTTAGGGTGTTAAATACTTTTAATGGAGTTGGTATTCAAACTGATCAAGCTGTCCAATTAAATCAAACCCAAACTTTAGGTACTAATGTTTCTAAAACAGTTGTTGGTACTACAATTAATTTAACAGCTACTACAGTTAATACATTGTTTGGTTCTAATACTCAATTAAATACTACTATAACAATCATTGGTAGAGATAGTGGGGCTAGAATTACCGTTCCTTTAACTATAACTAAAACAACAACATAATTAAAATATGTCATTTAAAAGATTAGATCCTGAGGATTTTTTAATAAGTGCTGATAGTATAACTGCTGGTGCTTGGTATGGTAATAATCCTACATTAACAGAATTTTTTACATCCTCAGTACAGGAAGCAGGGGCTAGTGGAAATTATTATTTAGATGTATATCAAACTTCTTCCACAGCAACTACAGCAGAAGTCCAATTTAATATAGCTTACGGTAACTCTAATGGGTCTGGCTCCGCTTTGTATGATAGTGGAATTGATGGTAGATCTTATACTTCTACTGTATTTGGGCAATTTCAAAACATTGTTTTAGGGGATGAAAATAACAATTTTGTTTTTGGAACAGTTACTCCTGTAACTCAAAGTATATATGCTTTAACAGTTAATAGAGCAAAATATAAAGGAAACATATTCCCCGGAACTTTAGATTTAAGATTAACTAATGGGTCTAATACTTTGCGTTTAACTGATAACAGTAAGGATGTTTCTACTGTAAGTTTTAATGAAGCAGGTAGAGTATTCCAAATAGTATCAGGTTCAGCAGGTTCAGCTTACTCGGGCACCGGATATTCTACTGATTCAGGTTCTTATGGGTTATTTTTACCAGATATTGGAACTATTATTTTAAATGATTCTGCTTTAAAATTAAGTTTTGGTGTTGGTGGAGGTATTGGTTTAACTACAGAATATGATAGTGATTCGGCAAATAATAATCCTGCAAAATTATTCCAATTTATTTCAGCTTCAGGAACTTTTACTTTAAATAGTCAGGAAAACATAACTTCGGATTACATTTTTGTAAGAGCTAGAAATTCAGAATATAATTATTCTGAAAATCCATCTTTTGTGTCAGGTTCTACAGGTGAGGTACTTTATAATGATTTTATAAATTCTCCTCAATCATTCATTACTACTGTAGGGTTGTATAATGATTCAAATGAATTATTAGCAGTTGCTAAATTATCCAAACCCCTTAAAAAAGACTTTACTAAAGAAGCCCTTATCAGAGTTAAGTTAGATTTCTAATGAATGAGCTACTTAAAAACACTCAACAGTACAGATGTAATTGTAACTCCTTTTACAGTTCATAAACAATTTTCCTATACAGGATTCCCTCCAGATTCAAGTACAAATTCTGTTTTTGTTGTTAATGGAAGTAACTCTACATATCCTTTAAGTGGAAATGAGGAAGGAACAGGAAGTGCATCTTTAGTCTATAATTCTATAAAACAATTATTTTATTCAAATTTCCTTTCAGGAAGTAATGGGCAAATTTCAGAAGCAGCTACTGCTAGTTTTAACCCTGATGGTACTATAACTGGTCCTTTTTATACTACAAATTATTTAAATAATATTCAATCCATTGATGAGTTAAGGTATTTCCCTACACAAAGTGGAAATAACTTACTTTCAGTATTATCTATTCCTTCTAAATTATTTGGAGATTATATTAAACCTGGTAGTTTTGTTACTAATTTAGGGGGAACAGGAGTTGAAGATGATGGTCAAGGTAATATAGTTAGAACGGTGGCAGGACCCGGGACTGGAGACTGGAGAGGGAATATTTTATATAAAGAAGGATTAGTCATATTCTTGGGTGAAGAAGGAGAGGGAGGGACTAGCACATTTTATTCACCTCAATGGGAATCATCATATACAATTTATGAAACTCAATATAAGTGTACTATAAGAGCTAATGAATTTAATTATTCACTTAATCCTAGTTTACTTACAACCTATGGTTCGGGTTCTGTTTTATCGGAAGGAAAAGCTACTTATAAAAACTTCGTAACAGGTTCGGATTTTTCTCCTTATGTTACAACTATAGGACTTTATGATGATAATCAAAATTTATTAGCAGTTGGAAAATTAGCACAACCTCTCCCAACTTCTCAAACTACAGATACAACAATATTAATAAATCTAGATAGATGAATTGGTTATATAATGAAAAAGAAATTACAGACATATCAGAATTTCCCCTTGGAGCATTTGGATTTATTTATGCAGTAATTACCCCCGAGGGTAAAAAGTATGTTGGTAAAAAAGCGTTGTATCACAATCGCAAACGAAAACTCACAAGAGCCGAACTTAGAGAACAAACCGGTAAGGGGAGGAAAAAGTTAACTGTAATTGAGAGTAAAGAAAGCGATTGGAAAACATATTATGGTTCAAATAAACATCTTAAAAACCAAATAACTGAAGGAAAAGTTACGTTAGAAAATTTGAAAAAACAAATTCTCGAAATAGGTTTTAATAAAAAACATCTTACATACTTAGAAACTAAATACTTATTCCATCTAGAAGTGTTGGAAAATCCTGATTTGTATTATAACGATAATATTTTAGGGAAGTTTTTTACAAAAGACTTTGATTTCTAAATTTTTTATCGTATATTCACTTACATGATAAATCATCTACTAGTAACCCTAGTTGATTCCGTTTTAGGAAAAGGTAACCAAACTGCCAGAGGCAACTATGCTTACCATTGTCCTTTCTGTAAGCATCATAAACCTAAATTAGAGGTTAATTTTACAGAGAATAAAAAAGGACACAACCCTTGGCATTGTTGGGTATGCAACACCAGAGGGAAAACCATTCCTAATTTACTTAAAAAAGCGGAAGCATATGATAAAATTGAGGAAGCCAAACGATTAATTCCTCAGGGTTCATTTGTTGAAGAAACAATAGTAAAACATGATTTATTCCTCCCTAAAGAATTTACCCGTTTTATAGATAAACCCTCCAGCTTAATGGCTCGACATGCTCTTGCTTATTTAAAACGCAGAGGAGTAACTATGGAAGATATGGTAAAATATAATATGGGGTATTGTGAAGAAGGAGAGTACCAAAATATGATTATTATCCCATCATATGACTCCCAGGGAGATTTAAATTATTTCACAGCACGAAGCTTTGAAAAACAACCATTCCGTAAATATAAAAACCCATCAGTATCCCGCGATATTGTGCCATTTGAAATGTTTATAAACTGGGATAGCCCGTTGGTATTGTGTGAAGGACCATTTGATGCCATAGCTATCAAACGAAATGCTATCCCGCTTTTAGGAAAAAATATACAAACAAACTTAATGAAGAAAATAGTATCATCTAAAGTAGAAAAAATTTATATAGCTTTAGATAGTGATGCTATAAAATCTGCATTGA